CACCTCATATAGGGGCGCTTGCCACACTGTTTTTTCTTTTCATCTTCTCTTCCTGGGGGGGGGTCTAATGTCAAAGTTTGTTGTGGTGGCTCAATAAATCATTCCAGTTTTTAAAAGGAGGTTCGTTATGCAACTGTCTTTTTGTCTCGATTCTTTGCCAGTCGGTTATGTCCGTTTCTATCCCGATGTCCCCACGGAAATCCTGCTAGCCCTGGGCGGTATGCAGGCGCTTGAAAAAGTCGGGGCTCACGATTTATTAAGCAGCGGTGATTCGCTGGAATTCAGCGTGTTGCCGCAATTTTCCAAAGTCCGTCAGGTGCATATCACAAAAAACTTGCTTGGCGCATTCGATATGCATTTTTACGATAACGGGGCCAATTGCCTTGCAAGCGCATATCATGTGTCACCAAAAGAAGCTCCAGGCATCTTTCGTGCTGAAACCGGCCTTGTTTCCCGGCGCAACATAAAATACATGCAGCTCGATCCATCCGTTTGTTACGAAGAAGCCGAAGCCGTGTAGTTTTTTCATGTTCAGCGGCATCCTCTCCGGGTGCCGTTTTTTTTGTCTCATTTTTTATTTATTCAAAATAAGAATAATGCTATTCTATATAAGAATATTGTTTATATATTAAGTAGTTACTACATTGGGGGCAGGGGGCGGGGTTCCCCCTTTAGTGGATACTTTTTATCCACCCATCAAATTGACCGATCTTCTCCGCCAAAACGGCCCACTGCCCAATGCCAAAAAAACCATCATAAAAGTACGGCAAAAAGGTCTCAAAATTTGTATATACAAATTTAACGGCAAGATACTGTCCAAGAGACGGTTTATCAAAGCAATATCCTCTTGTGGTAACGTGGGTCTCTCGTAGGCGTTTTTATAACGGTAGTTGTTTAATAAATGTATATACACTTTGACCGTTGACCGTATCGCAGGATGTTCCATCCGATTTTAACGGTGAACGCTCTTGTAGCCGCCACAAGAGCGTAGGCAGGTAAACGTTCCTGGTATTTTGACGGCTCGTTCGAAGTCCGGTTTCGAAAAACCTGGGAATACAACCATCGCAAATAATCATCCGGGAATAGTTGACATACTCGCCTTTGTATTTCCCCATTGGAATTTTCATAGCCCTGCCTCAATCCATGCCCTAACGGGTATTCCCGCCAGCCATTGCTCGGTGGCATCTTTGCCCCTGATTGTAGGCCATCGCTTGAACCCCGGATAGTTGCGCCAATGACCCCATGCCGCCTTTGAACCCGGTTTATCGCTATCAAGGCAACAAAGAACCCTTTCAGCCCTCATCAATCGCCCGTGAAGCTCGCTATCTGGCTTCATCGCGGCTGATCCAAGTCCAACCACGCCTATCAGTTCCCCGGCTTCCTGCTTAACAAGTAACCCGTCAAGCTCTGATTCGAATACCGCCACTGCCCGTTGATCCATCCATAGACATAAGGCCCGTTTCCCGTCTGAACCACTTGCGAGAATGTAACGATCTCCGTCGCCTGGCTCGCTTCGTCTGATCCTTAACCTGGTGATGTTCCCGACTGAATCAATCAAAGGAATTATCAACCCTTTGGGCAACCATATACACTTTGCTTTGCCAGTCCTTCTGTTGATTTCCGGCGGTAATCCCCATTCGGCCCGGTCTTGGTACAAGTCCCGGCTGTTCCAACCCAATCCGGCGGCCATGATCGTTTCGGGATTCAACCCACGTTCGGCCTGTAACCACGCCATAGCCTCGGTGTTGCGATGTAGCTGTTCGGTGCAGTGACACATGAAGGATTTCCCTTTGTCCTGCCACGCTGCATTTGGCGCGGCCCTATGTAGTTCCGGCTGCCACGTCCGGTTTCCTGTTCGTTCCGGCATCGGCCCGGCATCAAGTCCCAATTGCTTGACGGCCTGCAAGAATGTCAAGGTCCGGCGTTTCATAAAGTAGGCCACAGCATCACCATTGATTCCACAACCACGGCAAACGAAACGGCCCCCCATGAAACGACCATTTGAATTGACTTTTTCTGGCCAACATGAAAACCGATCCCTGCCCCCACATTCAGGACAAGGTGAATGCCATTCGCTGTTTGAAGCGTGTTCGGCCTGGATTCCGTCTATTTGCAGTAAGTCCAAAATATTCATTTCAAAATGTATCCGTCACAGAGTTTAAACGTTTCACCTTTGGAGTTCTGAAAAGTCAAAGTCAGTTCCACGGGTTTCCGGCATAAGTTACACCCGCAATGCGGTACCCGGCGGCCCGGACCTATTTCGTGACCTATATGGTTTTTTCCGAGAAATAGACAGGTGCCGTATTGCCCGTAGTATCCTGTTTCAAGACAAGGCAAAACTTATCATTGTGTTTTATTACAGTAGCTTGTGCCCTAAATTGTGCCAATATTTCAGATTTTTTCATGGTTTTCCCAGGTGGTATGTGTACCACCTTGCATAGCATTTCCGTATAAACTCCCTAGGGAGAATCAATTTTCCCATATTAAAAGTTTACCGGAAGTGCTATGCAAGGTACTGTAAGCTCACTCATTAAAAATGACTGATTTGAATTGAGTTTTTCCGGCCAACATGAAAACTGATCCCTGTCTCAGCATTCAGGACAAGGTGAATGTCATTCGCTGTTTGAATTGTGTTCAGCCTGGATTCAGTCTATTATTTTGTTTTATTCCAGCAGCTTGTGCCCTTAATTGTGCCAGTATTTCAGATTTTTTCATGGTTTCCCTTGGTGGCATGTGTACCACCTTGCATAGCATTTCCGTATAAACTCCCTAGTGAGAATCAATTTTCCCATATTAAAAGTTTACCGGAAGTGCTATGCAAGGTACTGTAAGCTCACTCATTAAAAAGACTGATTCCGATATAAAATTGTTTCCGTTTTGAAGCATATCTATCGAATTTAGTTATCATTTGTTCTGTGAATTTGTTGATAGTCAATGGTTTCGTCCCCAATTCCTGACAATACTCGTTGTAAGCATCGAAAAGAATTTTTGCTTGAATTTCCCCAGTCAACTGGCAACACGCTTTGATAAAATCAGTCAATGAATCATTTTTAGCCCTGTAACTGTCTGTCGCTGCCCTCACAATGTCAGGCGGCTGAAGTCCGATCTTCTGCCATTCAAGACAGCCCCGCATGGCCCAGGCAAGAATTCCCGAATACTCGGTCTGTAACTTCTCTTTGATAAACTCATCTTTTTTGCGCTCGTTTGGTGCTGTAGGTTCGTCAACGAAACACATGTTGAACGGAATTTTTAAAACCCGTTCCCATAATGCAAAATCGTCCGGCGGTACTTTTGGCTCAAAGTTCGTCAACAGAATCAACTTGTGCGTCGGCTGGAAGTCCACTTGATACCTGCCATAAGGACTGCGTGCGCTGATACCGTCCCCGCCTGTCAAGCTTTTGGTTTTGCCAACATTCAGTTTCCGCCCGTCCTCACTCTCGCTTGATGTCATCAACCTCTTACCTTGCAGGCTCATCAAGTCCGCCCGTGCCCCGCCCGGGGTGCTGTCGTTCCGCTGTTCCATGATTGTTTCGATTGAAAGCGTCCCTGCATAATCGCCCATACAGGCTTTAAGCGCCTCAATGAATTTTGTTTTTCCATTTCGGCCTTTCCCGATTAAAAAAGGATATCTCTCTTCGTTCGTTAGGCCTGTGAGACAGTACCCGGAAAGCCTTTGCATGAAACGAACAAGCTCCTTATTCCCATCAAAAATTTCCATCAAAAAACGTTCCCATATAGGTGCTGGCTCGTTCAGCCCGCGCCATGTAACCGGACAAACTGTTTTAATCATGTCTTGTGGTGATCCGGCCCGGCATGTTCCATCTGTCAAATTGATAACACCATTTTGACAAGCTAAAAGCATCGGCTCCAAATCCCAGGCATCCCCAGCGGTTGAAAGTCCGGCATCCCCGGCCCGTGCCAATGTCAAAACGTCCATGACTCGTGAACGGCTCTGTAGCTCGTTCAAGCGCCGCCGCAATGCCTTTTCAAGTAACTCGGCTTTTTTATCCGGCGCCTCTCCCCTGGACAGTGCGCTGTTTGCCCGCCACGATATGCGTTCAAGCTCAATCCCGTAAAGCCTTGATACCTTTTGAACGGCTGCTATTGAGGATTCTACCTTGTCCGGCGCCCAGTAGTGGCCCGTCCAGAAGTACCATTGTCCGGCTGAATGGTCATAGATGTATATTCCCCGGTGCAATGCCCGGTACAACTCGGCATCACCGATCTGGTTCCGGCCCAGGCTTCTCAGAATGTATTGGGGATTAATTTTAACGGGAAACGGCCCGTCATCCGGTGCATCTTGTCCGATGTACGATTCATCCGGTGCGCCTTGTCCGTCATCAGGACAAAATGAAAGCCTTTCGGCCTCGGCCAACCGTTCCGCCTCGACCCTGATTTCGGCCTGTGTTATTTGCTGCCCGGTGGTCTGCATCATTTCACCTTGTGGCTGATTCTGGAACATACCCACTCGATACATAAGGCTATTGGATAGGCGCTTTTCGGCCCGGTGCCGGCGCTGTCCATGTTTGCTAAAATGCCCGATGAATTACCGTCAAGGAATTGCCGTGTTTTGTCGGTGCTATTATTTTTCATCGAATTTATCCATACCATGCCGCAGTAATCATCAACCGGTGTCTTTTTTGCTTTCAGGACACCATCATAAAGAGGACAGATGACGGATGACGGAAAAAACATCTGTCCTCTGTTTTCCCGAGTTCCATTTCATCATTCATTATTTATTCAATACCTTGTACATATTTTTTTTGATGTACGCATCAATGGAGCCTTTCAACACACGCAAGCCGCGAGGCCCGAGCCTGATGGCTTTAAGTTTGCCTTTCTTTATCAAATCGTAAATATGGCGATCAGTACAACAGAGCTGCTGTGCGGCATTGCGGATATATGTGAATTTTCCAATTGTCATAGTTTCACCTTCTAAAATTCGTTGTTCATGAAGCAGCTCTTCACAGTAACTTTATTTTTCTTTTTAGAGGGAGCCTGAGAGGCTGCGGTCTTCTTCGGGTTTTTGGAATCACCGAGCCAGAGAAGACCGGCCCGGATAGCGGCAGCATAAGCGTAAATTTCTGCATCAAGGGCATCGTTTCGATCTCTGGTTTTCACCCATTCCAGGTACGGGAAGCCGCCTTTTATGTGTGTTTCGATTTTTTCTGCAGTTAGTTGAAGAAAATACTCATCTGTCACGGATTCATACCAGTGGTAACAACAGGGGCCGGGCGTGGTATTGTTTTTCAGCCGGCCGTAAAGGGTGGATTTTGCGGTATCTGTTCCAACCGGCCACAACTTGACTCCCTTTGGGATTCGTTTTCCCTTCCAGTTCAAATCCTGTTCCGTAGGTTTGCCAAGCACGGGTTTATTGCGTGCGCGCTCGCCTTTAATTGCGAATACGCGGCTGTCCCTGTTCCGGCAATAGTGATAAACCTGTTGTGTTTTGTAACCCGAATCTATAGCAATACCGAGTACCGGGATACTGGTACCATCGCGCATGAAGTTGAAAGCAATCAGATCGTCAAGTTGCGATTCCCATTCCCCGTATATCTCTCCATGCCAGATAAGCCATGATTCTTCACCTACGCCCCATCCGCGAAGGACAACAACAATACGGTTTTCCTGCACATCAACACCGCAAGTTATGAACACAACGCCTATGGGTGGTTTCATCGGCTGGTAAGGCTCACATCTTAGACGAAGGTTTTCCCATTCCGGTTGTTCCCCGGCAGATTCGTAAGGTTCGCCGAGTCGGGTATTTACCCATACCTTCATCGCCATCAAGTCATTTTTGGAATCGATAAATTCTTGGGCGATTTGTCGCCAGGATACGAAACCGAGAGGGGACAGTAATCCGCTGATATGGTATCCGCGTTTTGTCCGATTTGGTTGTTTCGGGATCCACAGGCCTTTTTTCAGCATCTTGTTTTTGTAATGCTCATTGATTTTTTCACGGCAGCTCATGCAGGTGTACCAAACATCTGTTATCTCGCCGTTTTCCTCTGTGTATTTAAGTCCGTATTCTTCGTTATTTGTAGAAAAAATCAGTATTTGCAGGGTATCGCAAAAAGGGCAGGGGACGTGAT